GAGCGGTTGCGGGAAGCGTTGGCAGCAGTGAAAGAATGTATTGAGGATAAATCATACATTGATGCTGAAATGATTATTGATACCGCACTAAAGGGAGATGAGTGATGATAAGCACGTCTGAATTATTTGATATTGGATCAGGGATAAAACGCATTTGCGAAGAGAACAGGGTTTATTTAGACGCTTTGATTAAGAAAGATGCCGAGATTGAGCGGTTGCGGCGCATTATTTGGAATTTGCTTGATGACGGTGATGAGACAGACCGCACAGAAGCATTAGCCGCCCGTGCCGCACTAAAGGGAGATGAGTGATGGATATTGTTGAACGGTTGCGATCTGTTGGCGGTATAGAAGGCACGACGAGATGGTATATCAACCCAGACGGGCCAGAAGCCGCAGCCGAAATTGTGCGGTTGCGGGTTATTATTTGGAACTTATTAGATGATGGCGATGAAACAGACCGTGCAGCCGCCCGTTCCGCGCTAAAGGGAGATGAGTGATGGATATTGTTAAATACTTACGTTCCAATCAAGAAGGATGGCATGATCCTGATATTGTATGGGTTCAAGTAAGCGCAGCCCGTGTCAAAGAGGCCGCCGACGAGATTGAGCGGTTGCGGGAAGAGAACAACAAATTAAAATTGGAATTTGTTTCTGCCGTAGATAAAGCTGAAAAATACTCACGTTCCGCATTTTCAAGAAACGAGAGAAACAAAGAATTAAGATCGGCGCTGACGGCAATTCTTGCGGTGTCACAACGCTATGACAAACCAACGATGAACGTAATAACAGATTGCGCCCGTGCCGCACTAAAGGGAGATGAGTGATGAACTATAGAGAAATAGCAAAAGCAATCCGCGATCCTGAAAACCAACCACATCAGTTTTCAGACGCAGATTTGGCGCAGTTTTTTGTTGAAGCCGCCGACGAGATTGAGCGGTTGCGGGAAGCGTTGAAACGCATTGCGGAAAATAACGATGGATTAGACGTTTGGTCATTTGCCGAAGCCGCACTAAAGGGAGATGAGTGATGAGCAAGAACTGGACACAGGAAGAGGCCGCAAGGATTGACGCGGAAGATGCGGGGAATAACGTCGTTAATCTCCGCAAAGACACGATCACGGCGGCTCAGTATTGGGAAGCGCAAGCGTCCATGTGGCATCAGAATTACGTTGAAGCGCATCGGTATGAATTGGACCATGAAATGTTCATGGATGCATTGGAACGTATTGCCACTGGCAAGGCAACAGCAGAACGGGCGAAGCAAATTGCGTTAAGGGTTTTGCAGAACAGGAAGGTTCGGGGATGACATTGATTGAAAGGCTCAGACAAGTCGTCGGAGAGACAACAAGGTATTATGTCAACCCAGACGGGCCAGAGGCCGCCAAAGAGATTGAACGGTTGCGGGAAGCGTTGAAGCCGTTTGCAGATGTTGTGAAAGGCAATTGGGATGAACAGCCAGACACGATGCCAATGTCTTATGGGTTTGGCGTGGATAAGCGTTTTGATTTAACGCTTGGTGATTTTCGCAAAGCCCGTGCCGCACTAAATGGAGATGAGTGATGGAATGTTTTCCGGCCTACGTGACGGGGGTTCTTGCGGGAATCTTTGTTGGCATCAGCATAATCAATTTGATGAGGTGAAGAAATGACAACAGCCGCAGAGATAGTGGACCCGTGGTTAAATGGTGATCCGTGTGAGGGTTGCACGAAGTGCGATAAGCTCTGTCTCAAGTTGAAGGAGCGTATCGAATCTGTCTTAAAGTTTAAGGACGATACGATCAGAGACAACTACGCAATAATCCGAAACAATCGTGCGATGATCCAAATCCTACAAGACCTAAACCAGAAGAATAGTGATTGGGGCACAACACTTTTTGCGGCCCTTCAGAATTTGTACAACGACTATGCCGAGTACTATCCGAGTTCCGTGACCAACAGTCCGGCGATGAAGGCCGCGTATGAATTGATCCATGAGGAAGACGAGTAATGGACATCTTACAGAAGCTAAAGAACTGGATGCCTTGGGCAACGGGCGGTCAGAAGATCGTGCTTGAAGAAACGATTGAAGAGATTGAAGAATTGCGTAAAGAGAATCACAACCTCAGCTTAAAGTTTATAGAAAAGCACAACGAGTCGCACAACCAGATCTGTCTTGAGATTAAAAAGCTGATGGAAGCAGAAAAAGAGATCGAACGTCTGCGTAAATTGCTGAGCAGCCATGCAAAAATGTCAGAGGACAAAGGTCAATAGTTAGTTTACGGTTCTCACCTCGACACTTCAAAGAAAGGTATGTGTCATGGAAAGATTATTCTCGCATATCGTGGATCTTCGGGATCGACTGAGGGAGGTAGAGGCAAGGGATCGGGAGGAGGCCGATGCTATTGCTCGCGAGGTTTGGGATGATTGGATCGAAGCCTTGTGGTGGGATCTGCAAGAAGAAGTAACCGATTACTTGGAGAAGATAAATGGAAAACAAATCTGAGCGCAAAGTTCTGAACGTGCTTCAGCTTACGCCATCTGACTCGGCATTCATTGCGATGGTGCTTGAGATGTATGCGAAGGAGATGGAGCGGGCGATTGAAAAACTCAGCCCGTCGAATGCAATTGGTCACGGCATCATTCGTCGTGACATCCAAGACGCGAAGCGATTGATGGAGATCCTATGATTATGCAAGCTTATCTGATTGACCCTGAGAAACGGATCGTTGAATCGTGTGACTACAGCAATGACTGGAAAGATATTGCGGGTCTGATCGATTGCGATTCATTTGATGTTGCGGGAACGAGTACGTTCAGCGTCTACATCGATGACGAAGGGTTGTACAAAAATCCGCAACACTTCTTCGTGATCGGAGACTATCCTTTCCCATTGTGCGGGAAGGGTTTGCTTCTCGGTCCTGTGGACTACGACACAGGTGAGACTTTGGAGTCGCCGTTGACTTTGGAAGAAGCACGGTTGCAGGTTCAGTTCTTGTCGCTTGAAGATGTGCGTAAGTTGGCTCCGATTATTCGGGAGTGATGCGGGTGATCTTCCTGACGCTGCTCTGCTTCGGTTGATCCAAGGTTGGGAAGCAGCAGAAATCAACCGCCCCGCATTTGCATTCTAAAGGACAGATGTCAGATGGCAATGGGTCACAAAGAAAAGTTAAAGGGTGGCGACGAGTATGACTTCCTGACAAGGGCTCGCCGTTACTATCACCACAAGGCCGGACAGATCCGCAAGATCAAGCGGAAGTTCTGGAAGAGACAAAGGGCAGAGGTCAAAGATCGATTGAAAGGAGATCATGAATGAGAAAGATTAGGTTGTGGATTTTTTTGGGTGCAATGTGGGTTGCAAAGAGGGCTTGCGTTTCAGGGTATGCTTTCGACTATTTAAACGTAGCAAAGGATTCCGAGATGTCGGAGGAAGACTATTGGTATGACGACACATACTTCTAAGTGGGATCGCCGCTTTATTGAACTGGCAGAGTTCATTGCTCAGTGGTCGAAAGATCCGAGTACGCAAGTGGGCGCTGTGATTGTACGACCAGACAAGACAATTGCTTCGGTCGGATACAACGGCTTTCCCCGTGGGACAGATGACAGTGAGCATCTCTACGAGGACAAGGAAATGAAGTACGCACGGGTTGTGCATGCGGAGATTAACGCAATTATCTCCGCACAGAATGCGGATTTTAAAGGATGCACAGTCTATGTTTCTCCCCTGTACCCATGCCCACAATGCACAGCGGCATTGATACAGGCTGGAATAACAAGGGTTGTTGCTCGATTGAGCAACAGGCCGGACTGGATGGATCGCTTCAAGACATCAAAGCAGTTGATGAAGGAAGCGGGTGTTGAGTTTGTAGTAATGGAGTGAGCGATGAAAGACCGGATCAAAAAGCAGATCGAGGAGTCGTTTGTTGAGATGTTTATCCCTGCGTTCATGACAATCTGGGGTCTTGTTCTCGGCTTCGTTTCAATTTTCCTAGTAATATCAACGCTTTGGAAGGTGTTCAGTATCTTTTAATTGACTTGGGTGGTGGTGTCCATGATACTGCCACCCCCGAAACGGCAGAAGGACATGAGGATGAGAGCTTTGGCAATCATCGCAGTGGCATTCGCTTTTCCCGCACTGGCGGGTGATCCAGTGGATCAAATGTTGAATGATGCGGCGGATCGACACGGACTATCGCGCAAGATTGTTCATGCGGTAGCAATGGTCGAGAGTACGAAAAGGTGCGGTGCTAGGAATGGCCCACACCGAGGCATACTTCAGGTGTCTCGTGGCGCAGTCGAAGAGGTTGGTATGCAATGGCCCCCTCGAAGTTGTTACGAAGAGATCGAGGCGGGAGTACGCTACCTGAAGAAAGCGGTAGACAGAGGCGGAACAGGGTGCAGTGGTGTTACGTTATACAACACAGGCATCTATGCAAAACCTCATTGCTCGGCATATGGTAGAAAGGTTATGCGCTACGCAGGTGGGACATGAACAGAGAGCAGAAGATAAAGGAACTTGTTTCGTCTGGCGTTAACAACGTCATAGAGATTGAAACACACCAGTGGCTCGGCATCATTCGCGCTCTGTTGAATACCCTGTTCAGTTCCATGAATGACGAGGAACTGAACAGAGTATATGAGGAAGTGGTCGGATCCGAGAAACCAAAAGCGGGTTGACCTGAATAAAAACTTGATCTAATCTTTACCGTAGAAAGGGCAAGGACAGATGACAAAGGTTATTAGTGGGGAGTTCTACTACCCGTTTGAATTCTATCTTGAAGAGCCGCGCTTCGTAAACGTAAGTGGCACTGCTGTTATTCGCTATGAAGCCGAGTGCTACAGCAAGAGCGAAGGGTGGTCGGTAGAAAGTATCAACATCGCAGACATGGTGATTGAGGAGGCTTACAGTGAAGACGGTGATGAAACAAAGATTGACTCAAGTGAGATCATTCGTATTGCAGATTACATCGACAACGAAAGATCTAGCAGTCTGGTTTATCGGGCGATTGAAGACGCTATGGAGCGCGATTACTGGGGTTAACATCAAGCGTGTGCGTCGTACCCTTGGAGAGCCGTTTGTTTATATCGGCAACAAGATCGCAGGACGTGACCGTGAGATGGAAGCTCTCATCAATCTTGTACTCAAAGAAGATGACGACACGGAGTTTCAGTACGAAGTCTGCATGACGCTTCGTCGGTACGATATTCATGTCGGAACCTACGACACATATGAAGAGGCCGGAGAAGTGGCCGACAACATTGAGAAGTCTTTGAAGGAGTTGGCATGACAGAGGGCGGCATACAGTTAAACATGTTCGACAAATCCATTGCGGAGATCCGTGTAGTTCAGATCTTTGTGGAGAAGACAGGTGAGAATCTGTCGTGGAGTTTGGAGTATCGCTTCGCCGGAGAAGACAAGTGGCATCCGGTTAAAGTGCAGAGCTTTGGCGTAGAATTAACAGAGAGTAATGATGAACAAACAAATGGAAATTGAGAGACTTCGAGCGGAACTGGAGCACTACAAATCCCTGTTCACGAAGCACGGAGAAGACGCTCGATTCTCATTGGCATTCAAGGCTCCGGCGCAGTTGGCGGCAGTGATCAAGGCTTTGTATATGTTTCCGATTGTCGGATACAACTCGTTGATTGCAATAGCTGACAGTCATGGAAGCACACAGGATCACGACAAGACTTACGTGCGGATGATGATCTACCGTACCCGCAAGATCCTTGCAAAGCACGGCATCGAGGTCGAGTCCCGCCCATTGTTTGGTTACGCAATCAGTACGGAAGCAAGAGCAAAGATCAAGGAGATGATCGGTGACTGATCTGTCTTTCATAGAAAACTACAAGAAGGTTCGAGAGCGGTTGAATGGCCCTCCGAAAAGAAACATTGTAATGCCGACACCGGAAAAGGTTGCGCCTGTTAAGGCAGTGCCAAAACATGTGCCGCCGAAAAACCCTGCTTCGTCCAAGGCTATGACTGACGCAGAGATTCGAGCCTGTCTTCGCCAGTCCATAGTGCTTCAAGACGGGATCTCCTATCGACAGGCCCTGTTAAGAGGTGCGGAGAATATTCCGAAGCGAATCAAGTTGTCCCTTCTACCGATTCTGGAAGAGGCCAACTACAGTTGGGAAGAACTGTTCAGCAAGGATCCAGAGACGAAAAGAAACTCTCGGACTCCGAGTGCAGTGCAAACCAAGTGGGCAATCTTCAGGGAGATGCACGACTTTCTCGGCATGAACCCCTACCAGATCGCTCGGATATGCGAGATGGATCACACCTCGATCATGTATGGACTTGGAAGATTGGCGAAGAGAGGGCCTAAGAAATGACAGAGATTGATGATCTTTTGGATGAACGGGAAAAGACCCATGGGAAATTTCTGGAGGTTGCGATGGTTGCCCAAGAGATTAAGTCAATAATGCGTGAGTCAAGGAACTGGAAAAGCTTAGATCCCGCAATGCAAGAAGCCCTTGACATGATCGGCAATAAGATAGGAAGGTTACTTTCTGGTAACCCGCACTTTGAAGACCACTCGGATGATATCGGTGGCTACGCAGAACTACTTAGAAAGGCTGTGAAATGGAACAACTCGTAGGAATTATTGTGTTTTTACCTGTTGCCATATCTCTGGTGGTGTTGAGCTTTAATATCAGGAAGGAGTATCTCTATGGGACTGAGCATGATGTGTTCCGGAGAGACCTGTTCTCTGGCAAGCCATTGCGTTATGTCTCCGAAGAGCGGAACGAAACCAAGTGACAATCAGGGATGGTTCATCGACGAACCATATTGGCGAGATGGAACAGCAAGCCCCACCCTCTGCGACTGGTACTGGCCCAAAAAAGAAACGGGCAACACCTCGTTACCTGACACGGACGTGGATCGAGGGGTCGCAGTTGATCCTTTGTACGAACGAGCAACAGTTCAAGAGGGTTCTAAAGAAGACTGGGCAGAAGGATGACCTCTTCCTAGACGACGGAGCCCTCGCCATGACGCATAGCTTCAAGCATAACAATGATTCGTTATGCATTGTGTGCATGCCTATCTACAACGACATGGATGCTGCCGACGTGATCGGGCTACTTGTACATGAAGCTGTACATGTTTGGCAGTATCATTGTGAGTACATTGGTGAGACAAAGCCAGGCGAAGAGCAGGAAGCATACTGTATCCAAGCGATTACAACCTTCCTATTCCGAGACTATCTCAGACAAAAGGCGACAGAAGATGACGGAAAGACACGCTGATCCAGTGACGATGCAGCATATCGTCGAGCTTCGCGCCAAGGTTGCGGAGCTTGAGAAGTACCTCATCAACTATGAGAAGCACTACGGCAAGATCCGTCAGGCTCTCGGAGATGTTCGTGAGATTATTCGTCACTCGGACGAGCCGAGGGAACAGGTATTGAAATTGATTGACACAACCTTGAGGGGATTGTGAAGTGACCGAGTGGCTTTTGGCGTTGGCTTTTCTAGCCCTCATCGTATGGTCGGTAATGTATCCGTAGAAAGGACAGAGGACAATGGGCAGAAAGAACGGGACACTTGTCCGATATGAATATGAAGGCGACGATGTGATCGCTCTCTGGGAAGACGGCAAAGGCAACCGTTGGTATGAGGTAATTGTTAAGAACGGAATCGTACAGTTCTGATCTTGACAACTAAATCACAGGCCCATAGCTTGTGGTTTCAACGGAGATAGAAAGCCGTGACGGTATACATAACACAGGAAATGCGAGGACGTGATCTGTCCGATGCTTTGGAGTTCGGTGATCTTGATGTCATCATTCCTGCAAAAGATCAGATCAGTCTATCTGCAATGCCCACAGTCAGGCGCATGCAGAGAAAGCTTTCGAAGTTTACGGACGAGGATTTCTTGGTGCTTGCCGGAGATCCGGTCTGCATTGGAATAGCTTGCGCTCTTGCGGCATCGGCCAACAGAGGCAAGTTCAAGGTTCTGAAGTGGGACAGAATAGATAACAAGTACTATCCCATTCAAGTAAGTTTATACGGAAAGGAGTAGAAAGTGTCCTTATTAGATAGTCTGGAAGAGTTCGCGACTGATCTTGCAAAGATCAATGAGACAGGGTTGTCTCGCGTATCATCACTTGTGCGCAAACAACTTGCTCTTGAGAAGCGCGTTGAGGATCTTGAAGAGGAACTCAAGGCCGCAAAAGAGAATCTCCGCACGGTGGCAGAGCAGGATCTTCCAATGGCCCTCCACGAGATAGGCATGAAGGAAGTGAAGATGGATGACGGCAGTGTTGTGTCTGTCGCCAACTTCTATAATGTGTCGATCCCCAAGGACAAGACGGAAGAAGCTTTCGATTGGCTTCGTCTGAATGGTCATGGTGATCTGGTAAAGAATGTTGTGTCGGCTACGTTTGGTCGGGCTGAAGATAACAGAGCGAAAGATCTTATCGGAAAGCTTTCCGATGAGGGTTATGCGGTAGCGCAGAAGCAGTGGGTCGAGCCAATGACGCTCAAGGCTTTTGCAAAGGAGCAGGTCGAGCAGGGAACAGACATCCCTACCGAGTTGTTCGGTTTGTACATTGGCGAAAAAGCGAAAGTCCGGAGAAAGTAAATGGCTAAGAATGCTGTTGCAGTATCGCAACCCACATCAGGTGCGGTTGCCATGATTGGTGGAATGGATCTTGAACAGTTCGCAGGTGCGGGCTTGCAGGAAGTTAAGGCTACGGATCTCGCGATTCCGTTCCTTCGCATCCTTGCCCAGCTTTCACCGCAGGTGAACAAGCGCGATGGCGCATATGTTCAGGGCGCAGAGGCAGGTGACATCTATCACACCGTCTCGAACACAGCCTTCAAGGGTGCTGATGGTATCACGGTTGTTCCGTGCTACTTCCAACACCGCTACCTTGAATGGAAGCCTCGTGAAAAAGGCGGAGGCTTCGTCGGAAGCCATCGTGCAGATGATGCTATCGTAAGGACAACTCGCCGTGATGATCGCGGCAATGACGTTCTTCCGAATGGAAACTATCTCGTCAACACGTATCAGTTCTTTGTGCTTCTTCTCACAGAGGAAGGCCCACAGCGTTGCATGGTTGCGATGTCAAGCTCGCAGGTTACCAAGGCAAAGAAGTGGCTGACGGTTATGGAAAGCAATACTTTCCGTAGCTCGACAGGAAACCTCCTTACCTATCCGATGTTCTACAACAAGTATCGGATGGTCACTGTGCCACAGCAGAACGACAAGGGTTCGTGGTACGGTTGGGAAGTACAGAAGATCGGACCTCTCAACGAAGACGAGGCGCACATCTTCCAGATGGGTGCGCAGTTTATGAAATCGATCAGTGCGGGTGATGTTGTTGTTCGTGAAGATCACGAAGAACATTCCTCTTCGCAGTCATCACATACAGACGTGTTCTAATCGTCAGGGACGGGGGAGGCTATGTACCTCCCCCACATCTGGAGCCTAATCGTGGATTTAAGCCAAGACTTTTTTGATCTCTTTGCAGGGAGCGACATCGCTCACGGCACGTTCGAGATCAGCTCAGAAAGAATTACAGATGGCAAAAGACAGGGATCAGCTCGCGTCATTCGCGAGGCTACCACTCTTGATCATTGGCGCAGTCACCTCGATGGCAAGGTGGGGCTCGGCATTATTCCTATCAACAGTCAGAACACTGTACGGTGGTGCGCCATCGACGTTGACGTATACAGTCTCGACCACTCGTCGCTCGCAAGGAAACTCTCCTCGCTCAAAATCAAAGGGGTCCTCTGCCGGAGCAAGTCCGGAGGTGGTCACCTATACTTTTTCCTCGCTGACTCAATTGCAGCGGGAGATGCCATGGCAAAGCTTGGAGCAGTTGCCTCACTCCTCGGTTACGGTAACTGTGAAATTTTCCCCAAGCAATCCTCCCTTCTTCTTGAACGAGGAGATACTGGCAACTTCCTCAACATGCCATACTTCGCCAGTGGCAGAAGTACGCGATATGGGTTCGATGAAACTGGGGCAAGTCTCAGTGCAAGTGAGTTCATAGCGTTTGCCAAGTCAAACATTATGACACCGGAGGAGTTCTTCGCGATCAAGACACGCGATGATTCCTACGATCAAACTTTGCCGGAAGGACCGCCATGCCTACAGCACCTTGCCTCACAAGGTTTTGGTGAAGGCAGTCGCAACAACGCTCTCTTCAACCTCGGTGTGTACGCACGTCAGGCAAACCCAGAAGGTTGGGAAGATCAGGTCAGAACTATGAATGACAAGATGGTCATTCCACCTCTCGCATTGCGTGAGGTTGATATTGTTATCAAGCAACTCAAGAAGAAAGAGTATTTCTACAAGTGCAATGATCAGCCTATCGCTTCGTTCTGCAACAAGGAAATCTGCAAGACCCGCAAGTTTGGTGTTGGCGAAGGCAATGCAACAGTGGACATTGGATCACTGACAAAGATCAACGGTGATCCGCCAATCTGGATTATGACTGTGGACGGTGAGCGTCTTGAACTCAGCACCGATGCTCTTCACTCACAGACATTCTTTCAGAAGGCATGCATCTCGCAGATCAATAAGTTCCCGCCGATGATGAGCGCACCTGCGTGGCAACGTCGAGTGTCTGCTCTGCTTGCCTCTGCTACAGTTGTCGAGGTTCCACCAGACACAACCACTCGTGGCGAGTTCGAAGATCTCTTCACATCGTTCTGCTGTGATCGCGCTCGCGGTAACGAACGTCAAGAAATTCTGCAAGGCATTGCCGTGTGGATGGATCGCCGAGTGTACTTCCAGATCAAGGATCTCAAGAAGCATCTCTCGGTCAATGGCTTTACGACATATACCTCAAACAAGATCGGTCTCATTCTCAAGGAGATCGACGGGGCAGATAAATCCTTCTGGAATATTCGCGGCAAAGGCGTACACATTTGGAGTGTTCCGGAAGAATACTTCGGCGAGAACGTGGCTACACAGAAGCGTGACTTCCCCGCAATGCGTGGCGAGGATCTGCTCTGATGCATATTATCCTTGGTCCCCCAGGCACAGGCAAGACAACGAAGCTTTTGACATTGGTCGAAGGTTATCTTGAGTCCGGTGTTCCGCCAGATCGTATTGGTTACTTCGCCTTCTCTCGTCGTGCAGCACACGAGGCAATCACTCGTGCGGCAACACGTTTCAAGAAAGATGCAAAACAGTTCCCGTACTTTCGTACACTGCACAGTCTTGCGTTTCGTCAGATGCAGATCTCTCCGCGCAACATCATGACGCGCATGCACTACGATGAGGTTGCCGAGTGGTTAAAGATCCCGCCGTTCCATGGACTGGAGGTCGAAGAAGGACCGTTCATAGACTTCGGTCTTGGTGACAAGTATCTTGAAGTGATCGACATGGCTCGCATCTGCTGCATCCCATTGAAGGATGCGTACATCCGGTCAGGCGCACACAAGCGCGTGGACTGGTCGATGATCGACATGGTTGATCGCGCTCTCAAGAAGTTCAAGATAGCGAAGAATCTCTTCGACTACACCGACATGCTTGAACAGTTTGTTGCTCACGATCTTGCACCATCACTCGATGTGGCATTCATTGACGAGGCGCAGGATCTGTCTCCGCTTCAGTGGAAGATGGCAGACCTTATCGAGAAGGCATCAAAGGAAACGTACATCGCGGGTGATGACGATCAGGCCATCTATCGTTGGGCAGGTGCTGATGTGGAATACTTCATTCGTCTTGATGGTAAGATCCAAGTCTTGGATCAAAGCTATCGTATCCCGCAGACGCATCATCAGATCTCACAGCAGTTGATCAACCGTGTATCTTCTCGCCGTCCGAAAGAGTTTCGTGCCAGAGAAGAGAATGGTTCTGTTGTGTGGCATCCAGATAGCATCTCTGTTGATTTGTCAGAGGGCACATGGCTTTTGCTCGCTCGCACGAAGCAGATGGTTAAGCACCTCGAAGAAGAGGTAAAGGTCAAAGGACATCTGTACACGAGCAAGCTCACAGGAAGCTCGGTGTCCGATGTCATGCAGGCCATCGAGATCTGGGAAGATCTCCGTGCAGGCGGATCGCGGATCGCTCAAGATGTACGTATTGCATACAAGTACATGGAGCTTCGGTCTCAGGTAGCGCATGGCTTCAAGACCATTCCGAATGTGGACGAAGACAGGCTCCTGACCATTACCGATTTGAAACAGGAGTTCGGTCTCCTGCATGACGAGCCGTGGTCAACTGGTCTCCGTCGCATTCCTGTAGAATACAAGCAGTATCTTGAAGCCTGTATCAAGAAGGGCGAAAAGATTGGTGGAAAACCCCGCATCCATATCTCCACCATCCATGGAGCAAAGGGGGCCGAAGCAGATAATGTTCTTCTGCTGACGGACTACTCTCCTCCTGCAAAGGCGATGCAAGAAAAGCATCACGCTGATGACGAAAAGCGTGTATTCTATGTCGGTCTAACGAGGGCGAAGCAGAACCTTCACCTTGTTCATCCAATGTTTACTGCGGGGTTCAAGCTATGACCGAGATGCCAGAAGAGATGACGGAAGAACGGATGCATGCTCACATAAAGATACAGTCTTTGATGAATGTTCTTATCCGTTCCATGGTTGATCGCGTATCGCTTCATGTCGAAGACGAGTTTGAAGACTTCATTGAAGAGGAAGAACTAGACATCATCATGGCTCTTTCTTTTCTCCGTGGCGCAGCGGATATCGCCTTGTTCAACGAGGTAGAGAAGGACGAGTTCATGAGACTGTGCAGCGAGATCTTTGACTCTATGTTTCTACACTTTAGTACTCCGGCAGGGAACGCATGATAACCGCAGTATGCGAGTGCAAGAAAGAAGCCTTAGAGATAACGACTCAGAAATTGTCAAACGGATGGCCCATCTGCGGATGCGGTCAGTTTATGAAGGTAACGAGAAATGAATTGGTTCGTGAAGCCACCGGAAACAGAATGGGTAATGCCGACAGAGATTCCAGATCTGTCCGGAGCAACGACAATTTGCATCGACCTCGAAACATACGACCCAGATCTTAAGACAAAGGGCAGTGGATGGCCGACAAGGAACGGTCATGTCGTTGGCTTTGCTGTCGCTGTCGAGGGGCTGTCGATCTACCTGCCAATTCGCCATGCCATGGGGGACAATCTTCCGAAGAGCATGGTTCTCGACTACATGAAGGAGCTATGCTCAAACCCTGACGCTGTGTACGTATTCCATAACGCATCATACGATGTGGGTTGGTTACGCGCAGAGGGCATTGAGGTGAAGGGCCGCATCGTGGACACGATGGTTGCCGCTCCTCTTATCGACGAGAACCGCCGCAGCTACTCGCTCAACAATCTCGGCAATGACTATCTGTTCGAGAAGAAGGACGAGCGTATGCTCAAGGATGCGGCAAAGGAGTTCGGTCTTGATCCGAAGGCTGACCTGCACAAGCTTCCTGCAATGTATGTCGGCAAGTACGCTGAACAGGATGCCGCACTGACGCTTCGCTTGTGGCATCACTTCAAAGGCATGATTCAAAATGATGACTTAGAAGACATATTTAACATGGAACTTGATGTCTTAAAGATCATCATCGAGATGCGTAGCAAGGGTGTTCGGATCGATCTCGAAGGTGCAGAGAATGCCGGTAAGTTACTGACAAAGCAGGAGAAATCCATTCTCTCCGCAGTCAAAAAAGAATACGGTGTGGATGTAGATATCTGGGCGGCTGCATCTGTCGCCAAGGCTTTCGACAAAGTCGGTCTGGAATATCCCCGCACAGCAAAAGGCGCACCGAGTTTTACGAAGGACTTCTTGCGTACCCATGCACATCCGATGGCGCAGTCTATTGTAAATGCCCGGGAGTTGAACAAGGCTCACTCGACATTCATTGAAACGATCCTGCGCCACCAACACAATGGTCGGTTGCATCCTGAGATCCACTCGCTTCGCAGTGAGGATGGAGGCACGGTCACGGGTCGCTTCAGCTATTCAAGTCCAAACCTTCAGCAGATCCCGTCGCGTGACGAGAACATCTCCGGAATGATCCGGTCGCTGTTCTTGCCGGAAGAAGGCGAGCGTTGGGGATCGTTCGACTACTCGTCGCAGGAACCGCGTCTCGTCATCCATTACGCACATGGTCTCGGTCTTTATGGATCTCAGCCATTCGTCGAAGCATTCAGGGAAGAACCTCGCACGGACTTCCATCAGATGGCCGCTGATCTTATGGGCGTGTCTCGTAAAGAGGCAAAGACAATTGGTCTCGGCATCATCTATGGCATGGGTGTGAACAAGCTCTCTCATCAGCTCGGCATCTCGGTGGACGAGGCAAAGGATGTGATGAGGACATACCACACAAAGGTTCCGTTCTTGCGTGAACTGAGCAACATGTGCATGAACAAGGCAAGCAGTTCTCCGTACTATGTGCGCACGATCATGCATCGTCGTTGTCGGTTCCCACTTTGGGAACCACGGTCAGTAACAAGCAGTGATTCTTCGCGTACTCCCTATGAACGAAACAAGGCGGAAGAAGTCTACGGGCCCAACAACATCAAGGTTGCGTACACTTACAAGGCTTTGAATCGCGTCATTCAGGGTAGTGCCGCAGACCAAACGAAACGTGCTATGATTGAGTTGTACAAGGAAGGATTGCTTCCACTCATTCAGATCCACGATGAGTTGGCGATGTCTGTTCCTGATAAAGAGACGGCAGACAAGGTAGAAAAGATTATGCAGGAATGCGTCCAGTTGCATATTCCATCCGTTGTGGACGCTGAGTTCGGACCAAACTGGGGAAAACTAAAAACAGGTTGGTAACATTGCCGTAAGAAAGGGCAGAGGACAATGATCAGATATAAGTTTAAACACCAACCGTATGCGCATCAGCTTACGGCACTTGAGAAATGTTGGGACCAAGATGAGTATGCACTCTTCTGTGAGATGGGCACGGGCAAATCAAAGATCCTTATCGACAACTTCTCTATCCTGTACGACCAAGGGAAGATCGATTCCGTTCTCGTTGTTGCCCCTAAAGGTGTGTACAAGAACTGGCAGAAGAAGGAGATACCGCAACATCTCCCTGACCACATTGTTGCAGACATCATTGTATGGTCACCAAACCATACAAAGAAACAGCTTGAGCATCTCGACCTCGCGTTCAAGGACGACGACAACCTGAAGATCCTTGTCATGAATGTCGAAGCATTCTCGACTGACAAGGGGTTCAAGTTTGCTCTAAAGTTCTTGTCCCGTAAGACGTGCTTCATGGCAATCGACGAAAGCACGACGATCAAGAATCGCGGTGCGAAGAGAACAAAGAACATTGTGAAGGCTGGCGAGCATGCAAGGTATCGCCGCATTGCTACGGGCTCACCTATCACCAAGACCCCGATGGATCTATTCTCCCAGTGCGAGTACCTCAGCCCTGATCTTCTCGGCTTTGGCTCGTTCTTCACTTTCCAAGCACGGTACTGTAAGATCTGGAGACGCTCGGTCGGCACTCACTCCTTCAACCAGGTTGTTGGCTACCAGAATCTCGACGAACTGACCGAAAAGCTTGACGGGTTTAGTTATCGAATCCTCAAGAAAGACTGTCTCGATCTCCCCGAAAAAATCTACATCAAGCGTGTGGTAGAACTCACCCCTGAACAGCGGCGGGTCTACGAGCAACTCAAAGCAATCGCACTTGCCGTCCTCCAAGAAGGGGTTGTTACTGCGGCAAATGCACTTACTCAGATCCTGCGACTCCAACAAGTCTGTTCCGGTTTCGTCAAAACTGATGATGGTCATATTCAAATCCTTCCGTCAGAGAAGCTTAATGAACTAATGGAAGTTTTGGAAGAGGTCGATGGCAAAGTTATTATCTGGGCTACCTATACACACGACATCCAAGCCATCGCAGATGCA